ACACACCACCGCCCCGGAAACGGGGCATTTTTTGAACTTGTAGGATTTGCAAAATGAACAAAGAAACCCAAAAAATGATTGAACTGATTAACCCGATTGTGCGCGGAGAAAAGGAATTTAAACAAATCATCGTCTTAAAACCAACTGTGCCGGCACTAAAAGGCTTAAAAATGCTGGATGTGTTGCAAATGGACGTTGACGCGTTGCAAGTGTTGTTGCCGCGAATTACTCAGCCAATGTTGCATAAAAACGATTTTATCAACATGGAAGTGGATGATTTCACCGAGTTAGCAACGGTGGCAATTGGTTTTTTAGGGAAGAAATCGGCGATCGAAGCGGACGACACCGAAACCAACCCGCAATAATTGCCGCAACAGTTGATGACGCCATCGCGGATATTGCAACAGTGTTTCACTGGCCGCCGTCAGCTTACGACGAAATGACATTTTCCGAGCTGATGGACTGGCGAGAAAAAGCCCGCGAACGGCACGAACAACAAGAATAAATACAAAGTGCGGTAGATTCTGACCGCACTTTTTTATTATCAGAGGATAACCATGCTACAAAATTTCGCCATGGCGGCGCTGGGGATGTTTGTTTTTACCCGCGCCACAATCCCTTTTCAAACCCTTGATCGCGAAAGCACGTGGCGCCACCCAACAAACAGCGTTGTGGGAGCTATGCCACGCGCACAGGTTACGGGCAAAGAGGGCGAGAAAATCACCATCAGCGGGCGACTTATGCCCGAAATCACGGGCGGACGCTTTAGCATTAAAGCCCTCGAATTGATGGCAGACAGCGGCGGGAGTTTTCCATTTATCGAGGGGGCAACCTTTGAACTGGTCGGATTTTTTGTTATTGAGAGCATCTCCGAAACCCGCTCCGAAATGTTCGGCGACGGTGCACCGCGTGCCATTGATTTTTCAATGACGCTGAAACGCACCGACGACCAGAAACTAATCGGCATCGCAAATGAAATCATGAGTGCCTTTTAATGTTAGAAAACCTTTTTGAAAAAAATCACAAAACGCCGCAATTTAGCGTCACCGTCACCCCGCAGGGCGGCGAAACAAAAGACATCACCCAACTGGTGACCGATCGCATCATGAGCATGCGTATTGATGACAATCGCGGCTTTGTGGCAGATATGTTAGATTTAGAGTTAAGCGACCACGACGGCAAGCTAGACATACCGCCGCGCAATGCCATTTTAGAGGTGGCGATCGGCTGGAAAGGCGAACAGCTTATCAATAAGGGCAAATTCACCGTTGATGAAATAGAATTCAGCGGCGCGCCGGATAAAATGACGATTCGCGCCCGTGCCGCTGACATGAAAGGCTCACTGACCACGCCGAAAGAACGGTCATTTCACCAAATTAAAATTGGTGCATTAATTGCGCAAATTGCCGCAGAAAACAAACTCGATAGCCGTTGTGGAGAGATTTACGAAAAGCAAACCATCCCGCACTTAGACCAAACAAACGAAAGCGACATTAATCTGCTTTCACGTCTTGCCGAACAATATGATGCCATTGCTACCGTGAAGAACGGCGTGCTTTTATTTATTCCCGCCGGCACATCAAAAACCGCTAGCGGCAAAGACATTGAGCAAATGCAGATCACCAAAAAAACGGGCGATAGCTACACATTTTCGGTTGTCGAAAACAACAACTACAAAGCCGTGCGCGCCTATTGGTACAACACCGACAACGGAAAGAAAGGCGAAGTGCTGATTGATGAAAATTCCAAGGTCGCGCTTGTCAACCGCATTACTAAAAAAGGCAAGGTAAGCAAACAGAAAAAACACGCCGTGCAACAAACCGCACCGGTGACGACAGATTCGGAGCAAATCAAAACCCTGCGGCACACCTACAAATACGAAGCAAGCGCAATCCAAGGCGTTAAATCCGCTTTTGACAAACTCAAACGCGGCGTTGCCACGTTTAAAATCACCATGGCTTACGGCGACCCAATGCTAATGCCGGAAACCACCGTACAGCTGCGCGGCTTTAAAAAAGAAATTGATAATTCAAACTGGTTGATCACCCAAGTGAGCCACACCATCACCGACAGCGGCGGCTACACCTGCGACGTGGAGTGCGAATTAAAGATTGACGAGGATAAATAAAAAAGGCGGGAAACCGCCTTTTGTTTTATTTTCTGATCCATTCTTCAAAATAAGGCGCTTTGCCATATTTTTCTTTTTCACCCATTAAATACGCGTTACATTCTTTTAGCCCACCGTTGAAAATGTAGGCTTTATATTCTGATAGTGTTGTCACTTTGATTCGTTTTATCGCATATTTCGCCCAAAACTTTGGATATAGTTGCATATCAATGCAAACATCCGAAAAAATCACACTTTCCCCAAGCACTTGCGGGATTGCTTCGTCAAAATTCATTTTTAGCCATAAAGTATCGTCCGTTAAATCAATGGCACTAATATTCAGCCCCTTAAAATGCGAATAAATTTCCTGCGGAGCAGGAACGGCGTAAGAAATTAACGGCACGGCAAGAAGTGCAGATAGTAATAGTTTTTTCATTTTTTGGCTCCTTAATTGTTGGTTATTACAAAAGTTTCGGATTAAACGGCAACACCGCCAAAAACTTGCCGATTATCTCGGCGTTATCAAACAATTCTGCAGTGATCTCAAAAGGCGGATATAGCGGGTTATCGCTTAACGCGCGGATTGTGCCGCCGGGTATGCGTTGCAGTCGTTTAATGTATGTTTCGCCGTCAAGGTTAAACACATAAATGCCCTCAGTTGTGTAACGATTGGCAAGCGTATCGACAAAAACTAAGTCGTTCGGGTTGATTGTTGGCGCCAAGCTATCCGTTGGCACCTTAAATAATTTTATCCCGTCGGCTTTGCCGCGCCCGATTGTTTGCATTAAGCCCTCAGGCGTAAAAAATATGCTCAACACTACATCAGGATAATCTAAATTAATAATCCCCGACGTATGCGCCGCCGCTTCGAAATCTAACAAATCCACCCGTATGCAATGCTCATTGTCTGCTTCTGCAGCATAGTCAGTGGAATAAACCGCCTGCGCTTCTTGCACCATTCGCCCACTGTTACCGATTATTTCTCGACTACCTTCACCGGTTTTTAACCAGTTCGCATTGACACCAAGTGCGGTTGCAATTTCTAAAATGTTTTTAGGATCCCTTGTATCACCACTAATAATTTTTGCGATTGCCGGTTGGCTAACTCCAACCATTTTTGCAAAAGCATTCATGGATAAACGTTTTTCATACAACAAAGTTTGAAGGCGTGTGGCTAAATCAGACATAAATTCTCCTATTGAGTTTAACTTTAAAACCAAAGTTATAATCAATCAATAAAAAAATAGTTGCAATATTAAAAATTAAGTTTTAATATACTTAAAACTTTAGTAATAAGTGGGTGAAATGAATAGAGCAATTGAAAAAACTATAGATATTTGCGGTGGGCAGTCTGCAACAGCAAGAGTTTGTGGAGTTAAACAACCTGCAGTAAGAAAGTGGCTTAACGGCGGAAAAATGGATGTGCGACATATCCCCGCCATTATCAAAGCCACAAACGGCGAAGTTAAGCCGCAAGAATTACGCCCGGATGTTGACTGGGAAACAATCAAGAAATCAATTTAATTAAAACAGGTGGTGTGTATGTGTGAAACAACAATTCAAGCGAGTGGGAAATTCTTTCTTCGCAAAACAAAAGACGGCAAATACCGTCTTTCATTAACGTTATTTGATAACGGTTCTACTTCTGTAGAACATCTTCAAGCGCGTCAAATACTGCTTCAATCTTTTCTGCTTGATCTTCATCAAGAGAAAAATTGTTTAGATGTTGGTCGCGTATATATTCGTAATAGTGCTGAAGTTCTTGTTGCTGTTTGTCCGTCTTGTGATGGAGAAAAAGCGCAAGAATCTGTTCAAGCGCATGAATGCGTAGGCGATTTTGTGCATTTTCTACGGTTAATTCGATAAGTTGCTGTTCTTCAGTCATAAAATCGTTTCCTTAATCAATTGTGAATGAATCAAATTGAGTATAACAAACCAGGTGGTAAGTAGTGAACATTAATCATAAATGCACGAATTGCGGCAGTGACAATATCCGCGTTCGTACGTCCGAAAAAGTCGGGTTGTTAGTTATCCAAGCAACAGCCTACTGCAACAACTGCGGCACGGAATTAAAAGTGCTTAGCGAAATCGTCCGCGTGCGCACACCGACTTACACAGAAAGACCGGAAGCACTCACAGCGAACAAACCATTAAATCAAATTGACCCGCGTCAAATTGATTTTTATCAGGTTGACGACGCCAAATAAATTAAACCCATAACCCAATAAAACAGACCACCGATTTTCACAAAAATGAAAGTCGGGGGATTTTTGCAACCAAAATTTGAGGATTTTAACCATGGTACATAAACCAAGAAACATCCCCCCAGGCGCACAAGGCAAGCGCCGCGTAAACATTTATCAGCTTGCGCAAGAGGTAAAACGCCAACACGGCTTGCAAAACAAAATCAATGCGAGACAAGCGCAGATCAACACAGACAACGTCATTCAAACCGAAGAAATCATGACGCGTTTAGCAAAATTAGAGCGAATTGTTTTGCCGGAACCTAAAAAAGGCTTTGCAAAAGGCTTTGCAAAATTAAAAGCCATGTTATTCGGCAACTAAACACAGGGGGCAAACATGAGCGATTGGCAAGCACAACAAGCGGAATTGGCCGCCGAGTTTATCGGCGAAATCAAAGCGGGCAAATATGCAAACGGCTATGAACAATTCAAGGCAAAACGCGCGGAAAATTTCGGCGTTTCACGCAATAACGCCGTGCGCCAATTTGCCAACTTTAGCAAGTCTAGCCCGGTCGCCGCGCGAGGATTAAGCGAGCTTTTGCAATTTAGCCACGCAGAAGCGGATTTAAGCGCCTACAGCGAGGAAGAACGGGACATGATTTATAAATTTTTATGGGTGGCGCAACGCTTGGCAAAAGCATTCGGAACACAAACAAGCCGCCGCGATTTTGCCATGGCAGTACATCACACTAAAGCGAGTTAAAAAAAATGGAAAGAAACATCATTGAACTATCAGAAACCTATCAACTGGGCGTCAGCGACAACGGTTTTGTTGTTTATCAGCTACGCCAAGAGGGCGACAAGTGGAGAAAAAACAAAGGCACCTTTTGCAAAACTTTTGAGGGCGCACTTGATTTTTTAATTAATTGCGAAGCGCAAAACGAAAACGTAACGAATCTTGAGCAAATGCAAAAAGTGATTGAAAACATCCGCGCAGAAGTCAGCGCCGCAATTTGCAAAAGCCAAGCGGAATTGTATTAAGGGTTAACAATGACAAACTGGGAAAGCGAACGCGACGCAAGGGAAGCAGAAAAAGCGGCAAGAGAGCCGTTTTTTCAAGTTTCGCCTTATGTGACATATCAAGCCACGCCGGAAGGGTTGAACATTCATCAGTATGAATTGTTCAACTTTAACGCTGACGCGTTCCCGTTTGTCAATGAGTACATCTCAAAACTACCGGAATATTTAAGCAAATATTTCGTTAAACGCTACATCCGCACTTTTCGCAAGAATGGTTATCGCGCCGCAAACAGTTGGGTGCGCGAAACCATGCAAAAAGGGATTCTTGATCGCGTCGAAGGCGTGATGAATCGTTACCCGATTTTAACCGCTGTCAACAAGCCAAAAGGCAATGTATATACCTTCGGCTTTATCAAAAATAAAAAAGTATTACGTAAATCAGTAGGTTTAGACGAGTTCACTCTGCATGACGTAGAGGATTTTTCTAAATCTATTGCCGCCGAACTCGAAGAAATGGTTGCGGAATTTGAAGATAAATACATTCGCAATCGCGCCGAGCCGATCACCGAAGAAGCAGAAATAGACCGCATTTTTACCGCACTTTATAAAAAAATGGCGTATTTCACAAAAATGAAAGGCGTCAACCCACCGTTTTATAGCAAGTTTGAAAAAGGCAACTTGGACGAAGACAGCCTAAATATTGCTATCGAAAAAATGCGCTCTGAAAACTGGTGGCAACGTCAATTAATGGCGATTCGATCACGCATCCGTGAGCATTTAGCCATTGCTGTTGGTCAAGTGCAAGCCAAGGCGAGCCCTTATGCAAGCCGAGAAGCCATCGCCGAGTGGAAAACACAGAAACGTAAAAACCGCCAATACATCAAACAAATGGTTTTGATCAACGAGGACGACCCAGAAGAAGTCATCCCTCTTGATGAAATGTTTTACAAAACAAATTCCTATAGCGTTATCCGTCGCTACGAATTAATGAAGCGCATTAGTGATTTTGAAACTATTGCAAAAGACCTTGGGCACGCAGGTGAATTTTATACGTTTACTGCGCCGAGTTGCTACCACGCCGTGCATTCTCACGGCGGCTTTATCAAAAACTGGAATTTTTCCAGCCCCGTCGATACACAGAAATATTTATGTTCCGTCTTTGCGAAAATCCGCGCTAGTTTAAAACGCCAAGGAATTAACCCTTACGGCTTCCGCGTGGGTGAGCCGCACCACGACGGCACACCGCACTGGCACTTATTGTTATTTATGCCTCAAGAACACGTGGACGCCTGCCGTGCAACGTTTAAACGTTATGCACTAGAAGCGTTCGGCGACGAGTCGGGCGCCGCTGAACACCGCTTCACAGCCACCGCAATCGACTGGGAAAAAGGCAGTGCGGCGGGCTATATCGCAAAATACATTGCAAAAAATATTGATGGTTATAAGTGCGACAACGATGTAGATGACGAGACGGGCGAGAAGCTGAAAGACATGGCGGCGAATGTTTCCGCATGGGCGAGTAAGTGGCGAATTCGTCAATTCCAGCAAATAGGCGGCGCGCCTGTTACGCTTTGGCGTGAATGCCGCCGCAAACGCGGCGCAGTAGTTGAAGGCGACGAGAAACTAACCGAACTTGTTCAGTTAGCCGACAAGGGTGACTGGGCTGGTTTTACACTTTTGCAGTGTGGCGGGAAACCGTGCGCAACAAGAAAAGAAATGTTGGCGCGCACAAAATACGAAGACAGAAAACCGAACAATTACGGCGAAGTCAGTAAAAAAATCGTGGGCTTTTTTAATCAACAAACGCTTAAAGACGTAATTACCAGAACAAAGGCTTGGAAGATTGTCAAGAAAGCCGTTGTTGAGGGTTTATTAAAAATTAGCGGGCTTTGCCCGCCTTGGAGTTCTGTCAATAACTGTACGGAGCGAAAAAACGACCGGAAAGAAATTCCGGACGTTTGGCAAGCAGAAGAACAGCATCACACGTTAGAAAAAGGCGAGTTTTTAACCTCTTTTGATAAGAAAAAACGTTGGCTAAAGAAAAACCGAATCAATTTAACCGCAAGCGAAAAAGCCGATTTGCTTTTAGGCCGAAAAGTGCGGTTGAAATCGGGCGAGTTTTTAATTTTTAAATACGGCGAAATCATAAAAATAGGCGGATTGCATGAGCAATTACACTAAACAACGCGTTTATGTTGGCATTTTGAAATCCCCGGTTTGGGTGGCCGCCGTAGAATTCGGATTTTTTTACCCTACCGCAGAATGGGACGAGTTAAACACGGAACAAAAAGCGGAATTGATTGAAAAAGAGGTGGTGAAATATGTAACGGCAACACAAAAACTTATAGAACGCGGAGAAAAGCACTTGCGCTTTGAAGTCACCGCTAGCGTGGGAAACCACAAAAAAGCGATCACTTATGACGTGCCACGGGAACAATACGAAAACGCATTATTCCCGTGGCAGAAAAAAGAATTAATGATGATTTATGCAATGAGTTTGATTAATTGGGAGTGCGAGGTTTTGAAATGAATAAATTTATTGAATTGGAAGTTATTTATGCTGAATGTGATTCAGAAAAAATGAATTTCAAAAGTAAAAATATTTTAATTAATGCTGAATTTATTATTGGGTGTTCGGTTTTAGCGGTTACGGAATTAGAAAATAGAAATCATGAAGAAAAATTTAAAAGAATAGCCGGAGGGTGTGTTTTTCTTGATGATAAAGGATTTTATTTCATTAAAGAATTTTTAAATGAATATTTTTATAGTCTAAAAGATGAAACAGAAAATTCAACTTTAGAAATTCTTGGCGGGGAAAATTATATTTTTGTTACGCTAGATTCTTACCTAAAAATGAAGAATGAATTAGGAATAATTAGGGGTAAATAAAAATGATGATTGATTTTAAAATGTGCAACGAAGACGCACTAGAGTTTTTAAAAACACTAACCGACGAAAGCGTCGATTTATTTATTACTGACCCGCCTTATGAATCACTGGAAAAACACCGCAAACGCGGCACAACCACGCGACTAAAACAAAGCGCGGCAAGTAGTAACGAATGGTTTGAAATATTCCCCAATAGCCGTTTTGAGGAGCTATTCCACGAAATTTATCGCGTGATGAAACCCAATAGCCATTTTTACCTATTTTGCGACCAAGAAACCATGTTTTCGGCAAAACCTGCCGCAGAAAAGTGCGGTTTTAAATTTTGGAAACCGTTAGTTTGGGATAAACAGTGTATTGGTATGGGCTATCACTACCGCGCGCGCTATGAATTTATTCTATTTTTTGAAAAAGGTAAGCGCAAATTAAATGATTTAGGCATTGCCGACGTGATCAGCGAAAAACGCATTGCACGCGGCTACCCAACGGAAAAGCCGGTTGCAGTGTCAGAATTGCTAATTAAACAAAGCTCAAGCCACGGTGATTTAGTTGTAGATTGCTTTGCAGGCTCCGGAAGCGTCGGCGAAGCCGCATTAAAACTAGGACGCAAGTTTATCGGCAACGATAAAAAACAAAGTGCGGTTGAATTGTGCATTAAAAGATTGTGGGCGTTAGGGGGCGAATGATGGATTTTTACAAATTATTTAATGATAAATTTGAAAAGATTAAAGGGCTTAAAGGGCTAAATGAAAGAAATGTTGGTCGTTCAAAACATTTAGGCAGTTTATATAAGGCATCAAAATATAAATATATTGTCATTATTGAGTATGGTTCGAAGCAAAAACTAATCCGTTTTGACAAAAAAAGAAAAGCTAAGTCATGTTTTAAAAAATTGGTTGCTTTGAATGTTGGTACAGTGACATTCATGGCAATTAAAAAAGATTGCATGGATATGCGCATTTCACCCATGCCGGCAGTAGAAAAAATAAGCGTGGGAACACTGTATATTGACGGTTTAGCAATGCAGGCGACATCATGGAAAATATAACAAACGAAGCACTATTTGAAAAACTCGCAGAAGTACAAGCCATGCTAACCGCGCAGGGAAAATATGCAGGCCTTGACGAAAACAGCGTGCAACTTTGGGATTTACAAGATATTGCGGATTATTGCAAGATTTCGTACAGACAAGCGCAATGCATCACCGCAGCGCCGTATTTTCCAAAGGCGGTTTTTATGCCAAGCCAACGAGACCCAAGCAAGCCATCAGACAAGCCCCGCTGGTTCGCGGGCGAAGTGGTGCGATATGCACGCTGGCGCCAGCTATCAACAAAAAGCGCGGGCAAAATCTACCCTGTAAAGCCCAGAACCCCGCCGGTTAGTCATAAATAAAAAAGTGCGGTCAAAATCGACCGCACTTTTTATTTACCCCAACAAATGCGCCACCTCGGACATATCGGGCGCATAGTAAGTATTAAGCAATATCTTTATATCCCGGTGGCCGCTAATCTTTGCTAGCGTCATCACGTCAACTTTTTTAGAGAGCCTGCTTAGTGCTTCCCGCCGCGTATCGTGAAAATGCAAATCCGAATCTTCCAAGCCCGCTTTTTCTTTTATCTGCCGGAAAACGGCATCAAGCGAGCGTGATTTCAATCGGAATATGTGATCATCATCAACAGCTTTTACTTGCGCAAGATGATTGATAATCTCTATCGCTTTGCTTGAAAGCGGCACATCTCTCGGATAACCGTTTTTTGATGTAGGGATATGCAATAAACGTTGCTTTAAGTTGAGATTTTCCCACGTGGCATTACAGATTTCCCCGGCACGCATTGCCGTTTCAATGGCAAACAAAATTGCCGCCCCCACGCGATTAATGACATTGTGCGGCGGATAGCTAAAATCATAGCCGGACACAAAAATAAGACGTTCAATTTCAGCTTCCGAATAACGTCGGGTGCGTTCTTTTATGCCGGTTGGCTTAGCAAGCCCTTTAATACAATTTTTTTTAAGATATTGCCATTGCTCAACAGCGACAGTCATAATATTTGAAACGGTATTAATCTCACGCAATACACTGGCAGGACTAACGACTTTTAGTCGTTCATCTCGCCATTGCTCAAAATCTTTTAGACACAAATCAACTAGTCGCACTTTTCCGATAGGCATATCAGCCATGCGATTAAGCCGCAACGTTTCATGCCGCGCACTTTTTTTAGCAGGCGTAATCTCTCTTACATATTTATGGATTAAGTCGGCAAATGTGATATCAGGCACATCCGAGTATTCACCCGCCGCAATCTGTGATTCGATAGCATTCGCCCACGCCTGCGCTTCCGCCTTTGTTCTAAACGTCTTTGATTTATTAATGTTCTTGCGGCGTATCTGCACACGCCAACCGCTATTTTTTCGGCTAATTGTCGCCATTTTAACCACCTAAACACACACCAAAAATCAGGCACAAACATGGGAGCAAAATAGGCACAATCTCCCGTTTCTGTGATCGCTTGCGATCATATAAAAACGATAAACGGAATGTAAACTACTGTCAATATATACAGTAAAAAGATTTTGAAAGGGAGTTTAGAGAATTGTAAGTTATTGATTTTATGTAATTTAATGAAAAGAAAAAGCCGCTTTGGATAGCGGCTTCTATTTTTACGAAATTTATCATTGGTGCCTAGGGGCGGACTCGAACCGCGCCCGCTTATTCCA